ATGCTCAAGTATTATAGAGGAGGAGTTTCTGTACAGATTCTCCAGAGTCTACAGTGGGCTCGATCTAATATCCGTGGTGTTCGACAGAGTAAAAGTACTCTTCGAGTCTATCATCCAACTCACGAACAGTTCCCTATCCGCTCCCTTACTGAAGTATGACAAGGAACTCATCTCAAGACCCGTCTACTCCAGACTACCCGGGATATCCGAGGGTTATAGATCCGATCCGGCATTTTCCGACACTGAAACTCCCTCACAGTGGCTAACCTCAGGTGTCGATGAGTTTCTCTCTAAAAAGAAAGATTCCATTGCGTCCTTCTACGCCGATTACCTAGATCCAGATTCCTGCAACCCAGTTCTGCTGGATTGGTTGGCGCAGCACGTGGGACTGTTTGGCACGCTGTGGAACACGAGCTGGGAGGAGGATGTTAAGAGAGCTTTTATACGTAACGCTTTTGGGTGGTGGGACAGAGAACTGAAAATGGTCTTTCCTGGCGTTGGCGAGGTGCTAACACCGAAGGGAGAAGCTTTAAATAAGTTTCCGTTTACTTCCTCCGAGTGGGTGGGGCCTACTAGTCCAACGGCTTGGGACCAAAACCAACTATCGTGGAATAATCTCATGAGCTGGGGAGGAGAACAAGACAACCTTCTCAAAGTTAAGTTGGACGAGGTGGCTTCTATCAAAGTGGAGGGGTCGGAGACGGTGTACGTAGCCGACGCGGTAAAGTTAAGAAGTTTTTCCTCTACAACTAATAAAGTTTCCCTGATTGCAACTGACTCTGTTAGAGCAGATAAGTCATCGTGGAATGGCCTTATAGAGTCTAAAGGAAGCCTTTTAGGTGCAGTGTTTCTAGCTTCAGTACTCAAACTGAAATCGCACAGCTCACTAGAGCTGGAAGTTATAGACTACGATAGAAAAATTATAAAACCTAAAATGGGACTTAGAAGCGCGGAGATAAACGCTCCCGTCCTCGTACCTTTCAAACAAGACGTTATACAGGTCGGAGGTATTGAAGACGCTGAGATAGGTAACTTCACCAATCAATTGGTGGCGGATGTTAGCCGAGTAAGTTCAGTCGAGCAAAGCAAAAACGTTTTCTTCAGAGTGCCTTACTACTACAATAGAGACGGAAGATCGTGGGATAAGGTATCCTACATTGCCTCCAACTGGATGCCTTCGAACTTTAACGTAAGAGTACAGTACGCGTATCTATCCGCTGACCTATGGGCCGTGGGTGATGCATTCTTCGAACCCCAACTCCGATCTGATGAAAGACTATTAGAGCAGCCGTTGCTCCTAGCGGAGGACGATTCGATCCTCACCACGGAGGAAGGCAACCCCCTCATCCAGGAAAGCTGATGGATTTTGTATTAAAGAAAGTATCCGAACTCGACCCGGTACTTCAGATGGCGGATGCGGATCTGCTGCTGATTGTGGATGAAAGTGACAAATCCGCGTCATCTCTAGGCACCACAAAGAAAGGAACTTTTGAGCTTTTAAAAAACGCAATTCTTGACGAGGTACCCGATCCCACTCCTCCGTACGTGCTTCCTAAAGCCACTCCTTCGAGTATTGGAGGGGTGAGTATTGGGGCTGGATTAGCCGTGGACGCGGGAGGGACTCTTAGCTCGCTGTTTACGGGGTCCTATAACGACCTCACTGATAAACCCGCAGTTCCTTCGGTTCTGGGGGATCTGGGTGGAGTCTCCGTAATCCAGCCTGCTCAGGGGCAGGTATTGAAGTTTTTTCAGGGAGCTTGGGTTAATCAATCTGTTCTATTCGAAGACATACAGAACGTACCCAATAATTTTGTTCTGAAGGACTCTTCAGCGAGTCTGAGCGAACTAGTAATTAGTGGCAATCTGCAAGTTGTTGGTACCACAATCTCAAATAACTTTACCACGCTGAACGTGGGAACCAACGAGATCATACTCAATGATAACGTAGGTAAATTTGTAGGATCCGCCACCTCAGGATCTAGCATTATAACTTTTACCGAGTCGCTCTTTGGAGTTAGTATAGACGCCGGGGTCAGTGTGTTCTCTTCCGATGCGGGCCTTTCACTGCCCGCCGGCGCAAAAGTACTGCAGATACTTGGAAACAACCAGCTCTTACTAACTACACCAGTGGTGGGTAGTGGCTCGGAGAGCGACGTTGTATTTTTAATTGAGGTGACCCCAGCGACTAGCGCCTCAATTACTGTTAACAGATCTGCGCTTAATAACGCCTCCATACGCTGGAATGAGCAGACTGATAGATGGCAGTTTACGAACGATGGCAGTATTTTCTATACAATTCCGGTGCCATCGGAGTATTCCGACTACAATAGTCTCATCAATAAACCGTCTGTACCGCAGTCAATTAGGGATCTGATTGATGTCTCGGATGCCTTACCTTCGGCCGAGACGCACATACTTAGATGGAATGGTAATCAGTATTCCCCCTCTGCCATACAATCCTCCGATCTTTCTTCGATTTCAATCAACGCGCTATCCGACGTAAATACTTCTAATCCGGCGGTAGTTGGCCAGGTTCTTAAATGGAACGGTAGTGCTTGGGCTCCAGCAACGGATTTGATAGGAAGCCTTACAACGGAGCAGGGAGCGATAGTTACAGCTCCCAGTTCATCGAGTATAATCCCGTTCTTTCACTCGACATTCGATCAGTTTCCCAACCCTGTCACCTATAAGGGAGCCGTAGCTTACGCAGAAAGTGGCGGAAAGCTATACTACGCCCACTCAAATCAGTGGTTAGAGCTAGCTTTGGCTAGTAATGTTCAACCTAACACAGACACGACGTACTCGCTGTCGTTTCAGGACGTTCCCAATCTAACCAACCGCAAGTATCTGAGGCTAACACCATCCAGTGGAACGATTCAGAATCTGGAGATAGTTGGCGCAGGAGGGGTTACTTTAAGCAAACCCAACGTTTCCACTCTGGAAGTAACTAGCAAAACCTATGAGCTTAAAGCGGTAGATGGTACAGGACCAACAGACTCGAAGTTAAGACTACTGGATTCTGGCTCCGGCTCTAGTGACATCACTTTCCAGGGAGCAGATGGTTTGATTGTGGAAAGGCTTAACGACTCCACGCTTGTATTTAGAGCTCCTGCTATTGGAGTAACCCAGTACACGGACGCTCTAGCAAAAACGGCCGCTGCCACTGCTTTAATCAACGGCACACATATAGGAATAGAGTTTACTTACGACAGTGTTAATCAAAAAATTAGCTCTGTAGTTACGGGTGGAGGCGGAGAAGGTGGCTCCGTAGTTCTCTACGATCTGGGAGTTTCCAACACCACCACCAATCAGGCCATTGTGTCTCTATCGCCAAGTTCTGGTACCCCGGATACATTCGAGATAGTAGGAGTCGGAGGCACCCAGGTGGCGTGGAATTCCGTGGAGAAGAAGATCTCCGTGACCAGCGTTGCTCCGGTTAACGCGGATTGGAACTCTACCAGTGGCCTATCACAGATACTAAATAAGCCAACAATTCCGCCGGCTTATACTCTTCCTATAGCTGGCGCAAGTGTACTAGGTGGAATAAAAGTTGGGGAAAATCTTCTCATTGCCCCAGACGGGACTCTGTCAGCCGTGGCTGGAGGCTACCAGCTTCCTATAGCTTCGGCGACAGTGCTCGGGGGGATAAAGATTGGCTCTGGGTTGAGTATCTCGGGCGATGGCGTTGTTACAGTGGCGGCGGGAGATGGAGGAACTCCTCTGCAGACTCGAAACACGATCTCGTCGACTACTTCCTTACTTCAGCCCGACGCGGTTCAGGAAGTTACGATAGTAGCTCACAAGACCTACGCTCTACTCAGCTCGTCAGCAAGTTCCGACGCTTGGATCAGGGTGTACGTTAATCAAAGTTCGATGATTGCTGACAGGAATAGAAGTGAAGGAAACGATCCGGGAGCTGGGAGCGGTGTGGTGGCTGAGGTCAGAGGTAGTGGAACGCAGTTATTCACCCCGGCTCCTGTAGGATACAATGCCGACTCGCCGGTGTCCTCGAATATGTACGTATCTATTAAAAATCGAGGAGCTTCAGCTACAGTAATCACTGCACAGTTTACAATTCTTCGTCTAGAAGCGTAACCTTACGTACTTCCCAGTTGAAAGTTAGATTAATAATAAAAGCTTAAAATGGCAATTTTTAAACAGATTGTTCAGGTGAACAATGGTAACACCGGCTGGACTAGGGCCAATGTGCTAAGTGCCCTGGAAACTGTTTTTTCCAACCTAGGCTGGCATAGCGGGCTAGCTAAAACTGGAGTTATTACGTCTATAACACCACCTAACTACAGCGGAACCACTCCCGGCTGGAGTCAGCAGCTCCCCGCCATCGCCGGAATCGCACAGAATAATAAAACGTGGAACGTAACTAGCACGGAGAGCAATAAGTACTCATTTGCGCAGACGGCCGGGTCGGGTTCTCAGTCAGGAGACAATATCGATATAGTCTGCAATCAAGGTGACGTTCTAACCTTTAATGTAAGCGCCGCTGGTTCACCCTTCTACATCGTGTGGGATAACACAGGAGGATACTCAGCTGCAAAGCGAGTCAACGGAGACTACTCACAATTCCCGGTATCGTCGGACATGGAGGGAAAGATTATTCTTTCCACTGGGAATATCAAGAACGTCCCCAGCGCTCAGGGAGTGGATCAGGGAACAGTCACTTGGAACACAGACGATGTGCTTAATGGCACTTACTACTACGTCTGCGGGAATAACGCAGCGATGACTGGAAAGATCACGATTAATCCTAACATAACTTACTCTGACGGAATAGACCTCAGAAGCTTGTCCGGAGCCCAGTATAATAATTGGTACTCTCAGTGGTTACATAGAGTCTATTACGATTACACAGTGCCGGCTTCCGGAGGCAGATCCGCCGCCACATTCAGAGTCTACAGAAATAATAACGGAAGGGTGTCAAGCATTGACATCATTAACGCAGCAAGCACGTCAGGCTGGTCGGAATTTGAGCAATTTACTATACCAGGAAACCAGATCGGAGGTACAACGCCCACCCACGATATCGTTTTTGGAGCCGCTAGAACAGCTACAAATCCAACACTCCACGTAACGAATATCGGAGCAGGAACAGAATTCTATCACAAGAACCTAAATGAAGGGTGGGCAGTGCTTAGATTGGTGAATGACTCCTCGAAGAAATTCGGAGTAACTTACTGGGGATTCCAAATAGCTCCGGACAGATTTACGCAACTTACCATGAATTCTGGGTCGGAATGGGTTTACTCCAATACCAGAAGTCCGAACTACACGTACAATAACACATACGGTCCAGGATCGACAGCGAATTACGCTAACTACACCTCCGACTACTACAAATTCGATACGCCTGGGTATTTTGGCGGATATTTTGGTATAGACGTGGCTGAGGGGTACTCTAACTTGAGCACAGCGGCTGTTGGGGGCGGATTTAGAAACGTAGTATACTGCCGCTCCACGTCTCCTACGTCCTATCCGCTCGCCATAAGAGTTTACAAAGCGCAGTCTCCGCAGGATTCTAATTTTGCTATCATACAATTCACCCAAACTGTTAATGAAATAGTAGAAACCTACGGAACGTTCTTCTTGCACAAGGGTCCTAATTACGGAAGCGGGATATGGGATCTAAACCATTCCTTTCAGGGAGGCACGACGTCCATCTCCGGTAGTAGCCAGGCTATCACACTTAACACTGCTGGGCAACTAGGAATAAGCGATTCTTATTACTATAATGACAGAAATACTGAAGACTCCGATTTTAAGAGAAGGTCTCGTGAAGCTCTGTACGGGTACCAGAGAGACACCTACTTAGAAGGGTATCGAGGGACTAATAGCGTATACCTTAACAATATATACACCGACGTCTCTGAATTTTACAATGGAAATACTGGCAATCCTGCCAACACTATATATTATAGAAATCACGTAATGGATGGGTTTACGGGAGTTGACCGGCCCGGAGCTTACATGTTCGATTCCTCGATTAACTACTACCGGGTGATAAAGGGTCTGCCTCTGTGCACATCGTGGGTACCTCAGCCCTACTACTTACCAGATGATTTTACTTTGATACAGTTCGCTTTTGGCCCTGGGGAAACGCATGTGCGAACGGGAGATACGATAACGATATCCCCATCGGAAAAGTACGAAGTAATTAACTCTAGTTATAATCTTAACGCTTCAGTGCCTAGCGTGGGCCTTTCGACGCAGGGCTTAGCCTTTTGCGCGAGGGTAATCTGATGGAGATAGACTTTTCTACGCTGGGATTTGGTCCCACTATAAGCTCCGCGTACTCGGGTGGATCTTCGACTTCGGTGGGAAACATCTCTCCGACTTTTGACTCCATCGAAACCCTATACGGTGAAAGTACTCCGCGCAACATAAACCTATCCACTCAACCTACAGTTGAAGGATACCCAGCTGCGCGTCGTGGCGCGTTTGGCCAATTGTATCCTAGAGGAATGTCTGTTGGTCGAGTCTAAACAAAGGTGCTCAAATGGGATTTTTTGACGAGCTCCAGCAGCTCAAAGAGCTAGGTACTCGCACCTCTGAAGCGATGGGAGGGGTGTACTCCGACCCCTTTAATGAGGTCGCGATAATCACATCGGTGTCCGATCCTAAGAAGCTCGGACGGGTAAAGGTCGAGTACCAGGACGGTACTACGAGCGACTGGGTATACGTTCTTGGAAGTGGTAAAGGATTGCTCAGCGCCCAACTCATCGGCTCCTCGTGCCTGATTGGCAAAGCCCATGGCAACTCTAACGACGCGTTTGTTCTCGGGTTCTTTAACAAAAACCCCAACGTAGCTTCTGGAGGTTCACCGATCCAGCTTACGCTACTCGACGAGCAGGTGGATTCGTACAGAGCCCCCCAGTCTCCTGGTGATCAGGGCATGAGGTGTAATAAAGGCAATGCTGGTCGCATCTACCTCCTCCAAAACGAGACCAATCAGGACGTTGTTGTCTGTATGAGACGCAACAACCCACAGGAAGGAGGGGAGGAAGTATGGAATTGGAAATCCCTAACTAATAGCAAGTGGGTGGAGAAGGGGTTCGATCCAGGGGTTCAGAGTGGCTCCGTTACAAACTATTCTGAGAAGAAAGGTGTTCCGGAGTGTAACGAAGCTATGGACGGAGATGTCCGCAACTTCTCTGAAGATCGCAAGTTCAGGGACTTTCAGATCAAGTGCGGGAAGGACGAGAACGGCGACTGGAACTGGAAACCCACCGGCGCTACTCCCGTGTTCTTTCGCACTACTTTGCCAAAATGCACCGAAAAGCTTCATGGGATGGACGCGGTTCTTGATGAAGGCCTGAACTCCCAGCGCATCTCCTGCCTGAGGTACCAGGGAGAGATGAAGTGGGTTAACCCGGGCAAGAGAGAACCGATTCAGTTTCATAGGCAGAATGCTCCAATTACCAAGGCGGAGTTTTTGGATAGCAAAAAGCCGGTAGAAGCTCTGAAGAGCGCCACTGGTATGGGTGCTAACGATTTTGTTGGTAACTCCACCTCGCAAGTTCTGCAAGCAGCGGCTAAAGCCATTCCCGCAGCAGCACCAACTACGGCACTTGGGGCAGCTCTTAGAGTCGCTAATGCTCTTCCAGGAGCCTTTGACGGAGCAAAACTTCTCAGCGATATAGCCAAGACCGTCATTGTTAACAACGGCACAGTGCCCGTAGACAGTCTAGTGTCTCAGATATCCTCTGCTCTAAATAGCAACGGAGTCATTGACGACACTACCTCTGCCGTACTAAGTACTCTAGGAGGAGCCGGTTCCCAACTTCTAAGAGGAGTACAGAACGGAACAGTGGATTCCGCTCTAGAGAATATCGGTCAGAAAGCTCTTAACCAGAGCATTCGTGCCCTGTCCTCAGAGGCCTCGAGCGTTTATTTTGGGTACATGGCTGGGGGAATAGCGGGTGCCATGGACGCTGCTGCGGCCCTTAAACTTCCATTCATACCAGAAGAAATCGCAAGCGTTATAAAACCGGCTTTAAACATTGGAGCGTCAGCGCTACGGTTACAACCTAAAGCTATAAGCTCCATGGTAAATAGTTCCGTAGGAGCAAGTGGTTCTCAATCGCTTAATGAGACTATTCAGACCGTAACCAGTGTTGCTTCAGTGACTCCGCAGTTAGTCACCGATATAATGGGAGCGATGGACTCCGGAGATCTAGGTAAGGTAGCCCAGTCGCTGGGATCTTTTTCTAATCTAGCCACGATGGCGAAGTTAGGCGGAGATCTGTCAAGTGTGCCTCAGATGGCCTCCACTGCGCTCCAGGCTGTGGGGCTTGGCAAGGACCTAATCAAGGCCTTTGAGGGTGGGATTTCGTTAGATGAGATAGGAAACTTGCTTGGATCAAACCCGGTAACAGGACTGCTATCAGGCTTGGCTAAGGGACTGTTTGGTGGAGGTGGAGGTGATTGCCCGTGCGATCCTAAGTGCAGGAAAACCGAACACTCCGAAGACTCCGACGGTAACATTCTTCTGGAAAAGTGTGGTAACGTAATTGCCAATAGTCATAGTTCCTACGCGCCAAAAGGCGATCCCACCGACAACAATAACAATACAGTTGCTAAAGTCCTCGACCTGATCCCGACAAAACTTGGCGAGGAACTCTGCATCCCCAACAACCTTGATCTCACCCAACTCATTCAAAATGTGAAAAGGTTGAATGAGATGGCAGATCGCCTAGACAGTGCTAAGAACGCCGACTGGCCAGAGCTCTGGACGGAGATGATGTACACTTTCGAGACGATAGAAAAAGCGTTCAAGCAGGCAGATAACAACATTACCAAAGTGGAGTCGGTGGAAAGAAAGCTGATAGACGCTCAGTACAGACTGATTAACAAACTCATGGTGGGTAATGGGTCGTTCTTTTCTCAAACCCTTCTAAGCATCATAGAAACGTCCAAGGCCGTGCGCGACACATATAATTATGTTAGAAGGCTCGATAACGCTAAGAATGGTGGTAGGGTTGGCGTAGTAGCTACGGACAGTCTTCTCAACGTATTCAAGAACATCACGAGAATTGCCTCGCTCAACTCCTTGTCCAAGAAAGAAGCCAACTTTATCACCTCTAACTTCATATCTAAGGCTGATAAGGAATGGAAATCCTTGGAACCTGGCGGCGGTCTTGTGGATATAACGAGCTTTGTTCTCGGCCTCATTCCTATAGATATTCCCCCAGTATTCGATAAGTGCGCAACTAAAAGAAATAAGAGTAAAGCTATTAACGACTCCCTATCATCCAAGATAAACTCACCAACTCCTCCTAGGCCAGAATCGCTATTCGATTCCAGACTGCCCGATTACTTAACTTCGCCTCAGGAGAAGTCCAGCAACCCAAATCTTGGGTCACTACTCGATCAGATTACTTACCAACAGGGCCGAGCTCAAACGGGCGAGGCTGAATGCTAATGAATAAAAAAGAACTCAAGCAGGAAAGAGAGCAAGTCGCTGAGATGGAGAAGAGCATCAAGTCTCTGTCCGCATCCGATAAGCAAGAGCTCCTAAGGCTGAAATGCAGGACTGACTTTCTTACATTTGCCCGATACATTACCTCGGAAGTCCCTATTGCTGGAAAGTTCACTCCTTTCAAAGTCCACCACGTTATCGGAGATTTTCTCCAGCGTATTGGCGACGGAGAGAAGGACCATAAGCAATCCGCGATCTCCCTACCACCACGTACGGGAAAGTCCCTGCTCATTTCCAAGATCTTTCCGGCATGGCAGATGGGCCGGAGTCCCACGGCTCAGTTTATCATGAGCTCCTACGCTCTCCAGCTCACCAACGAGAACTCGCGTGCCGTGATAGAGTACATCTCCCACGAGCAGTT